CAGTTGCCGGTAAGACCACAAACAATTGATGTTACTATGTCCGAAATGTTGGACACAATGCACACTACTGACCAGTTAATAGAGGTCAACACTAGGCAGTCCTTTGCAACAACGGATAGATCGTACAACGTTAAGGCTACAGTGCCGAATTATAAACTGGGACAACGACTTTTGTTGTACGACGAATATGTTCCGTCTGGACAAATGCGTAAACTACATCGTTTCTATCGCCCTGTAGTTATTACCGAGTGTTTGCCGCATTGGTGCTATCGAGTACGGGACGAACGGACAAATCGAATTCTTCCCTTTAAAATTCATGCATCGAGACTTAAGTCGTTACCAGTGGAAACACACCTTAATGGCGATGTACGCACATCGGCAACAACACCAGTGACCGTGCAACCGGATATGCTATCGTCATCGTCATCAGTACCACAAACGGATAGAACACAGGCGGATACGTCGCCTCAGCCACAGCAACCACAGCGACGACCTAAACTGCCTATGTCCGGGAGACAGCCTCGACAGTGGTATACGATTAAGAGTGTAACGGCACGAAAGCGTCGACATCGAGGTGCACCCTACGTCTATAGAGTTGAATGGCAAGACGGCTCATGCTCTTGGCTACCTGCTAGGGATATTACGCCTGCGGCTCTTTCGGCATATCGACAGCAACATCGTCAAAGACGTCGCCATCGACCATAATCCTTGGTCATCATGCACATGCCAGCAGGTCAGTCAACTTAAAAGTTTACTATGAGATAAGACTCTATATGTCTTCTCACAGAGGGTAATGCCAATGTCCATTTGCTAACAAATGATGGAGCAGGAAGTTTGGGGTTTCTTTTAAATTTAAGTGTTGAGACTTTTGAACATCGGAATTCGAAATATAATGCGCGCAACTTTTGGCATTGTTTCAGGTGCCCCAGACGGATTGTATCAAGTTTGTAACAGCAGATTTCGACAGCAATACATGGCAATCCTACTGTTAATGATGAGCGTGATCTACGTGCACTCTACACATTTGGCAGTCTCCGACCGTACACTACTTCGGCAGCATTATGGGGTCGTGTTCATTCCTCGAACCACCGCCATGCCGATCACTGGATACTGGGTTCATACCTTTGGTATCCGTTTGCCAGACCGACCGGTTTATGAGGTTTTGCACAGACGTTTGAACTGTACAGATGTACATGCCGCAAATGCTACTCATTGCGAACGTGTTAAGCCTTTCCTGGATAAATTGCAAGAATTACAGACGGACATGACAAATGTTTTAGCTGACGCAATGTTAAGCATTGAACGGCTTGTCCCGCATACTTCTATGGCTCCACAGCGCCAATCACGTAGCTGGATACCGTTTATAGGACGCATTCTTAAGACGGTGTCAGGCACAGCCACCGAAGGAGACATTGACAAGGTAAATAAAGCATTGAAACAACTTCAAGCACAACAAGCTAATGCACATGACCAATTTGTGCGTACTGAGCACCACTTAGCTAGCGCCGTTAAATTGAGTAGCCAGAGACAAGATGCATTGCAGAGTTTGGTTCGAGCCCAGCGCATGCATATGGCGCAGCAATATTCTCAATTGGGTAATATGTTATTGGATGTAGAATCCATGGTTGATATTGTACCCACAATGTGTGACAGAATTGTGCGGATGGCACAGGTACTGGTGCATATGACAGAGATTCGTACGTCTATTTTTAATGCACTTCATGGTAGCTTGGATAGTTATTTAGTTTCACATTCTCAGATGGCTTCAGCTTTACATCGTATACGCTTGCATTTGCGTGATATACACCCTAGCTTGTATTTAGCTTATCGTTCTGTGGGCGAGGTATATCAGATTCGTGATATGCTTGTCAGTAGAGTGTCTAGAGACATCTATGTGACTATTAAGTTTCCAATCGCAATTTCCGAACGACCGTTGACCATATACGAGCTTCGAACTTTTCCAGTATTCATGCCAGATAATAGTTCACATACTACTCAATTGCGTACTGATACACGCGCTTTTGCATACGACGCGTCCTTAGGCGCATACATGGAATTTAACACGATGCCACATGTTCAGCATCATATACTAGACATTACCACACTTTCTGAGAATTTTCATCGCATCACTCACCGTGCATGTGTTGTTGCGTTGTACAGCAATATAGCGGTCGAAATCAAAAAGTATTGTACTTTTCACTTCAACTTACATTCGGCCGTGTCTTCTGTAATAATGTTGGACGCCTCAACCGTTCTTTTTAACAATGCACCTACTATCACTCGACGTTGTAGAAATTCCCCTGTAACTGATTTACCAGGTTGTAGACAGTGTATTCATCGCATGACATGCGGATGTTCATTGGAGACTGATGATATTTATATACCACCAACGATTTCCAAATGTGGAACTTTTCGTACAAATGATACTTATCGCGTTCATTCTCATGTTGTTAATCTTGCTGTTTTGAACCAGTTCTTTTCTGAAGAATCATTGACCGAATTAGGAGCTCATACGATTCTGCGAAGGCCAATTTCGGCTAACTTGCCCCCTTTTGATATTTATTTGCATGATGATGCTAAAGATATAGCAGCGTTGGATTCTGCTACTTTGGATCTGCATAAAGCCGTTAACATTTCACTTCGGGATGAAACGGTATATCAGTCACGAGCCGATTTGACGGCTTATTTGCAAAGTAATTGGGCACAACAACAGTTGTCTGAATCATTATTTTCCGGTTACTTTTCATTTCAGGCTATTTTGCTGTATACTACGTCTACTATCGCGTTGCTTTCGTTGGGTAGTGTCGTGATACTGAGTATGAGATTAAAAGCTCTTTCAGTTCTTTTCCTTAATATCAAGCCATCAGCTGCGCTGCCTGTTCATTTTGATTATTTTCGCACTTCTACAAGCAGCGTGCAATCAGGCATGATCACAGACACTCCGTTCCCTTGGTCCACGTGGTTTCAGGAGCTATTTCGTATAGAACTTTTGGTAGCCTTGCTTCTGATTCTTTCTTTACTATACATAATTCTACCTTGCATACGTAGAGCATACCAAATTTGCTGTAAATATTGTGAGGTCAGTAAGCCGAAATATCAAGTGTGGATTCAATTCCCAACTAAACCACAGGCTATAAGTGTACCGTACATTTGTTTGGATTATGACATTTCGTGTTATTCATTTCATGGTTCTGATACTGATGTTCATGTCAAGATACTTGGATGTTGTGTTGTTACAGCGATGTTGAATTGGGATTTTACTATACACAACAATTGGCTTGATGTATCTGTTGTACTACCGCAAACTATTGTTCTTACATGGCGCCAGGCCAAAGCTTTACGCAGCTTAATGACGAATGGAGATACCGTAAATAAACTGTATGTTTATGCCACTCAGTTGGATTTTAATATTGTACCCATTAATTTTAGTAAACGGATTGATGATCACACGCCTTCAGCATTGTCGGCTACTGCACCAGCCGAGGTTTCTGAATGTCGCCGTTTATACCCTATCGTGTAGTTCCTACATAATGCCATTTGTTCTTGTTAGTCATATGTAGCGGCCTCCTCATACTTTTCTTTCTCTGCATATACAGTGCTTTTCGCTACGTTTGCCTTGACCGTTTATAATGTTGTTTTAAAGAATATTCATTGTTCAGCTTTTTGATGGTGGAAGTGTTCTGCTTCATTTTACTGCCTGATGACACATGTATTATTTGTATGTTCAAGGAGACAATTATCTTCTTAGCTTGACGATAGGTAAGTTGCTTCTGTGCATGCTTAGCGTATACTAATTTCATATGCGTCTTTATCGTTTTGCTTTCCGATCGTTGTATATGAATGCTTATTTTATGAACACTTTGTTATCGTAATTTTTTTTTTCTTGTGTTGATTGTGCTATTTGCTGAACATGGACTGTTCACTATTGACATTTAGTATACATATACATGCATTTAATGTTGTTATCATGACTTTCCCATCTAAATTTGAGGACAAATTGTGTAAACACCGGCATGTAGTACAGGCATATCTATCGCCTATTGGTTTATCTCGCATGTAACTCATTTTCTATTGGCTAGCATTAACTCCGCCTATCGCTAGTTGTGTCACTTGCAGATAGCTATTATTCCAGTACTCAGTTATCATTCTGCTTTGGTACTGACTACATTGTGGATTATTATCGTGTCGATTGCGCTAATAAAACGAGCTCGGATTGTTACGAACAGCTGAGTGTTGACTACGTCTTCTTCTGAGTTATATGTTATGAGTTACAACAGTTAAAATCGAGAGTCAACCGGAGCTCGGCTTTTGACAATCCAGGTCTTGGGTAGGCCTTCCATTCCCCGAGGCCTCACCCAAGAGATGGTGGAGAATAACGGCTGCCGAACCGTTCCTTCGTCGCACTGGTCACTATTGCCAGAGTAACGGCACCCAAGAGAATGACGGATGTCGACTCGCTCCTTCGTCGCACCGCCAGCGAAGTCCACACGTAGCCGGCGACCGCCGATCTTTCCGCCTCGCCAAACACCAAAACCTCCAACTCGACGTCATTCCATCTCATCGGTGGCGAAGACTCTGACCGCTATGGCTACTGACGCTCTGTCACCAGCTATTTCTTCGGCGGCTTCAGGTTCGTCATCTTCCTCATCCTCGTCAGCAGCGTCAGTTAGTACCGTCGTGCATGACAGTTCTTTAGCTCCCTCGCCTTTCAAGGGTGATGGTTCTGACGCCCCAATCGACTGGTTACAGTACTTTCAACGTTACGTGGCATTTAAACAATTGCCAGTAACCGCGGCTTTGCCACTGTTCGCGCTGCTTATGCGAGGTCCAGCTAATACATGGTTCACCACATTGTCTGACGAAGTTCGCAATAACTATGAGCAAGTATTGGCAGCTTTCCACACCAAATACGATCCTACTCCTACCAGTTTATGGAAAAGAGCGTCTGATTTTTGGAGCAGAGATCAGAAACCCAAGGAGTCCGTTGAAGTTTATGTGGCAGACATGATTAAGCGTGCAACTGAGTGCCATGCTGCAGACGACATGACTCGGTATGCGATCATCAAGGGCTTACGTCCGGAGATCCGCGCGTACGTGTTACAACAGGCGCCGATTTCGACGTCAGCTCTTTTGGAAGCGGCCAAGATCGCTGAGGACACCGTACCACCACCGACAGCATCTATCACCGAAGAAGTCTTGGAGGCCATCCGTCGTCTCGAGACCCGATCAATCGCCTCACTGGACGATCAATACCGACCGCGCTCGCAGTCGCCAGCGCCTCGTCGTTACGGGCCAACACCGGGCACGCGTCGTGTACATTTTCAAGGTCAGACAACATCACAGGTACCATCGTGCGCGACACCTGCGTACTCGCCGCCGTACGGGCGACAGCAGTGGTCTTCGTCGCCATGGCAACCGTCCCCGTACGTCGCGACACCCACCGTTGCCGCTAACGTGACCGGGCGGTCGACACCGTGGGGATACGGCAATCAACGAGGTTCACGCAGTCGTCCCCGCGGTACGCCCATGGGCCGTGGTCAACGCTACTCGACGACATTACAGCGACCCGCACTGGACCGCTCGGGCACATGTGGCAATTGTGGTCGTGAGCACCAGGCTGGTGCCTGTGCGGCTCGAGGACAAACATGTCGCTTGTGTAACAAGCGCAATCACTTTGCGAGGTGCTGTCGTTCGACTACATCGACAACCTCGCATTTTGAATAGCAGTCAGTGCACCAGCACCTGAAGCCAGTCGACCAGTCATCGTCACATTTTACTGATAAGTTTCTTGCACCTACATGTTCTTCGGACAGAATTACTAATAATTTTGTTGATGTACACATGTGTAGACGTCGTGTACGTGCTTTGGTTGATACAGGTGCTTATTACAATTGTCTAAATGTGGATCTTGCAAAACGATTGCACATTAAATATGGTCCTATACCGGATGACATGCCAGTTTCACTAACAAGTGCCAGTGGAGATGATTTACCGATGTATGGTACGACTACCATGAACATCATAATAGGAGGTTATGCTTGCCCCGTTGATTTTGTTATAACAGGCAATTTAACGGTATCATGCATTTTGGGATTGCAGATGTTGCAAGCTCAGCAAGCTGACGTTAGGCTGTCGGATGCCACACTGTCTTTGGCTAATGGTCTTACAGCTGTTCCACTTATAACGCGTTTCAGTAACGCAAATGTTTTGCGCACAGTGCATGCTATTACCGTTGATGCAGGTACTGAATTACGTTTTCCAGTTAAAATAAATGCTACATATAAGTTGCAACCCAGCATAGTCGAACAATTACAGAGTCGTTATAACTCGCGCATTGGAGTTGCTAAGATATATGTTGAGCCGAAAACTCGTACTACCGTGTGTCAAATTGTTAACTTGACAGAATCGCCTATTACTATACCGGCTCGTACAGCTCTCGCAACTATATTTCCGGCTCAGTTATTGCCATCAGCTGATTTTAATGAGCCTGCTGCAAAGACTAACACTGTGCATCACATAACAGAAACACTAGGACAGGTTTCACACGCGCAGAAGTTGCAGACGCTGACAAATAACGGCTTTCAATTTACAGCCCACCATCTGACGACTGATCAATTTTCTCAGTTAGTTGACTTGTTGTACGAGTATCGTCATGTATTTGCTAAGGAATTACATGAGCTTCCAGGGTTAAAAGATTTCGAGTATGACATACAGTTGAAGGAAGGGGCGCAGCCAGCACGTCCGCGCCAATACCGGTACCCACCGGCCCAGCAAAAGATTATTCAAAGTCAATTAGACGAATGGGAACAAGCTGGTATCATAAAAGAAGGCTCTCCGGTTTGGACACATCCAATTGTACTTGTGAAAAAGAAAGCATTAAAACCTGGGGATCCACCCAAATATCGCATTTGTCTTGATTTACGAAAACTGAATGAACATGTTGTTATACATGCTCATCCCATACCCACCTTTCAACGGATTGTGGAGTCTTTTCAAGGTCATTCACCAGTGTATATGTCACTTATGGACGCCCACGCAGGATATTTACAAGTCAATATAAGCCCGAAATCATCTAAGATGCTTGGCATTGAAACGGACTACAAGACATATGAAATGTTGCGTCTACCTTTTGGGCTTTCCGTGTCACCAATGGCCTATCAACGTATTATGAATAAAATCACCGCAGACTACCTTTATCGTTTCTGTGTATCATACATAGACGACTTACTTACTTATTCGCAGTCGTTTCCGGATCATTTGCATCACCTGCGTCTTGTTTTAACACGTCTGTCTGATGCAGGCTTGCGCATGCGCGCCGATAAGTGTATTTGGGCGCAACACAAATTGCCATATTTAGGTTTTATTTTAAGTGGGGATGGCATAGAGCCTGACCCTAAGAAGTTGACCTTAATTTCTGAGGCACAACCTCCACAAAACGCGAGAATGCTCAAAAGCTTTTTAGGTATGACTGGTTTCTATAGACGTTTTATTCGTCGTTACGCGTCTTTAACTGAACCTTTTAGACCGCTTCTTCGTAAAGGCGCAAGGTTTGTCTGGACGGAAGTCCATCAAACAGCGTTTGACCGTCTCAAAATAGCTATGACATCATCACCAATCGTTCTGGCGTACCCGGATTGGGAGAAAGATTTTGTGCTCATAACCGATGCCGCCAAAAATGGTAGCGGCTTTATAATATGCCAGCGCGATGACAGTAAACGTTTACGTGTGATTTCTTATGGAGGCAGACAATGGAATAAACATGAACAGCAGATGAGTGCCAGTGAGATGGAGTTAGCTTCAATACTGTACGCTATTGAGAGTAATAGCCAGTTCTTTTTGTCCAAACGTTTTACGATACTAACCGATCACATTAGTCATTGTTACATACGCAACTTGAAGTTTCAACATGGTAAGTTATACCGATGGTCCTTGCGGTTACAAAATTATGTTTTTGACATTCAACATATTGCTGGCAAAGTAACGCCAGCTGACTATATTTCTCGAGCAGTTAGCTTTCATGATCCGAATGCTAATGACTTAGAGGATGATTCTGGACTGGTTTGTGCAGCCGTGATCAACTGTGATGGGACGGACAGACTGACAGACAGTGACACGTGCAGCACAGACCGCCAGCGTACACCTGCACCGGCAATGCGTCATTCGAGACGGCAAGGCTGTTATAATAATATAGCAATGGAGACCCCAATAGAATTATTTAGTGTTTTATCGTCTCCATATACTAGTGTTGGACAGAACTCTCAACTTGGGACTGATGAGTTACGGATGGGCGTGGTACCTCCGTTACAAACGACTAAACAGAATCCGGTAGCAAATTCTGAAAACACCGGCAGGCCGATCGCCGTTAACACTTCGACAACGTGTCATGCGGGTATCAGTCAGAGTCGGAGTGCAGATACCAGTTGCGGGGTCCATTTGTTGACTACGGGGCAACAGGATCTCAATCACGACCGACCGACGATTAACGACAACGCTCAAACAGGATCAAACGTTGTTGATGGTAATAGTGCAGAGCGACCAACGTTGCCGCCGCGACTGTGTGACTCTGTCCCTCAGCTCCCACTCCCACAGCCCCTGATTAATGAAAACCAGAACATTAACAATGCTCACAATACTTGCGGCCTACAACGCTATCTTACTCAGTTGCTAGCGTCTGACTTTATGGAACACCAACGACAATCTGATGACCTTAAGCCCATATTCCAATGGCTTGATAGTGGTATATTACCGACAAACCGTAAGTTAGCAGCGACGCTACGTGGAGAGATATTTCAAGTCGATGTTAATGGTATATTATACCGTATATATCAACCGTTAAAGCGTAACGTTAATAGCGTTCGCCCGATAGTACAGCAACTGGTCATACCAACTGATATGCGTCAGGAAGTGCTTTCAATTACACATGATAGCATGTCACATTTTCGACTTGAGAAAATGTACGAGACATTGCGCCAATCAGTATACTGGCCCGGTTTGTACAAAGATATCCAGACCTTTCTTACGAAATGTGAGCCGTGTGCAAAAGCCTCACAGAGACCACCGAACAAGGTAACACTTCAACACCCTGACGTTACTAAACCGTTGGAAACTTTAGTGTTAGACCACTTGTCAATGCCGACAACTAGTCATCCTCTTACTGGACAATCAGTAGCCTATGTTCTTACAATGGTTGATCGTGCAACAAACTTTACAGTCTTGTGTCCTGTTGCTGACACTACGGCTCGCACTACAGCCATCGCACTTCTCTATCATTGGATTCCTCTTTATGGTATTCCACGATTTATTCACAGTGACTTAGGCTCGGCTTACACGTCAAAACTAATGCGGGAACTCTGTCTTTTGTTTGGTATAAATCACATATTTGCTGCTTCACAGAACCACAAGTTTGTATCCAGAGCGGAAGGTACCCATCGTCTAGTCATAACCGCTCTTAGGAAAGTTTCTGTTGATGCATCAGAGTGGATAAAACATTTGCCAGGCATACAATTTGCCATTAATTCCTCTGTTCTCACAACAGTTGGTTTATCACCAGCGGCTTTGTTATACCATCGTGATTTACGCACACCTCTGCTCGCACAGTTGCCGGTAAGACCACAAACAATTGATGTTACTATGTCCGAAATGTTGGACACAATGCACACTACTGACCAGTTAATAGAGGTCAACACTAGGCAGTCCTTTGCAACAACGGATAGATCGTACA